GACGAATCTACAGTACCAGTGGCTTGCAAAAGCATACGCTCAAAGTTCTGTGAGGTAGCAATGTTAGTCTGGTCTGTCTGACCAAACTTAAATGGGAACAAAATCTCTGAAGGAGCACCGTTGGTAAGAATTGCTTTACCGGGTTTAACTTCAAACTTAGCACCTCTAGGAAGCCTTGTAGCGTCCATAGCAATCATTGGAGATGTAGTTAAGGCTAAGCTATCTAAATGGCTGCGTAATTGAGCGTCGATGGCTTTCTGCATGTTGTAAGCCTTCTCTGCAGTACCACGACCCCAGAAACGATTAGGGACTGTATCGTCTTGATACGCAACGATAGGACGGTCTTTCATCATGTAAGGAGACTTCTCTGCTTTAAGGAGCATAGAATCGTTAGCAATAACAATAATTGCTTCTACAAGGTCAGCATAATCATCAGCAACAGAGTCATCTGGGAACAAGTCAATAACTTCTTCACCATCTGAATTTTCCAACTGTTCAATGTATTCACGAGGAACTAAACCATAATAAGTTAAGAGACGAACTTTACCATCTTGGAACTGTTTGAGTTCTTGAGTTGGCTCTAAGGCAGTATCATCAGAAGCATAGTTAATGTTAACCTTGCGATAGATACCCTTTTCCATACCTTCAACAACTTTGTGGATAGACACAAACTTCTCAACAGCACAACCTAATGCATCTTCCACAGTAGAAGAGTTAGGGTCAATCAAGAAGTTCTTAGGGTTTACAGGGTTTAACTTAACGCAGGTATACTCACGCTCAGTTACACCATAAGCAGCTTGCATAGAGCCGGGGATTTGCTGAGTAGAAGGAACATACTCTGTTTCTTTTTTAACTACAATCTCACCGATACCAGTACCATAAATCTCTGCCATCAATTCAATTTGGTCAATCTGTTTACGAACCTTTTGTTTCTCTAAATCTTCTTGCAATTGAATCTTGAGTTTAGCGACATCCATTGGTTGGTCATCAGCAGCATCATCTTCGATGTCAAAGTATTCGCCATCACCAAAGATAGCTTCCATAATCTCTGCGTGACGAGTCTCAATAGCTTGTTGCGTTGCAGGAGAAATAATACGGCTACGCTCTGACTCACGAGTACGGTCCTGAGCTTCCCACTCACCTCTAAAGATTCTTTCGTATTCTTCCCAATCATCTAGAAAGTTTTGGTCACGATAGTCTCTCCATAAGTCAGTGTGTTCAATAACGAATGAGATAATCTCTTTATCTGATTCAGATGGTTCATCCCACTGAATAGATTCGTTGTTGTCTTTCATTTGAGCCATTTTAGTCCCTGTCAATATCCGCTTATAATATCCATACATTCATATTCTTCATCAGCATCGTCAAAAGCATAGGTCGTTACCGCTAACTGGTCGATGTAAGACAAAGCATCAGGTAAATCGTCGTGAACTTGATTCGTAGGGAACATCAACAACTGGTCCACAAACTCATCAAAATCACCTTCAGCGTTTAGACTAACTTGACCATGCTCGAACCTACCTTGCAAAGCCCAAATCACTCTATCTACTTTTTTCTTATTTCCATGCGTTAAATCAGCGATATGAGCGTAGCAATTGTGTTGACGCATCAAGTTACTGAGATAAGGCAATACAGCGTTCTTTAATGCTCCTCGCTCAATTCCTACAGCCAACGGCTGGTACTGTGCGATATTCTTAAGTATTCTAGTCGATGTCTCTTCAATGTCCCAACGACCTGCTTCAATCTTGTCCACATACCATTTCCCGTCATCGGTTACTTTAACACACGCAATAGCGGATTGGTCTAATCTTTTTTTAGAAGCACTAGCGTTCTTAGCTACTTCTTCAAATCCAGCTAAGTCAATTGCAATGTACCAACTACCAGACTTTGGTTCATCTGCAAACTTAATCCATTCTTCTTTAAACAAACCTGCACCAGCGTTGTTAAAGGAAGACAAATATTCTTGTCCAAACGCAAAGGAACTTAATGTCCTCTTAGCTGCTTCAATCTCTTTAGGGTCAATGGTTTCATTATCTGCAGTGGTAAAGTGCCAAGACTTCCACTCTTCATCATCACCAGCTTGTCCTAACTGATACCAGTCATAAAAATGATTACGACCAGAAGGAGTAGAAATAAACATAGCTCTACCCTTTTTATCAGACAAAGATGCTCTTAACACCTTTTCCCAAATCTCTGCTTTAATAAACGCACACTCGTCCATTACCAGATAGGTCAAACTGACACCACGAAGCGAGTCAGGGTTATCTGCACCACGAACTAAAATCTTACGACCATTAACTAAAGTAATCTCTAAGTTGTTAATGTGAGCAGACTTAATAATCGGTCTACCTAAGTCCATCAACAAATCCCAGATAATCGTTCTAGCTTGTCCAAGTGTTGGTGCAACATACATCACACTAGAACCTTCAGGACAATTTAACCCTTCAATCAATAGGGTTACTGCTGATAATCTACTTTTTCCACAGCGACGACCCGCAGCAATAACCTTAAAGCGAGTAGTGTCTTTAAATACTTCTTGTTGCCACTTTAGCAGACTGAAGTTCAAATCCGCCATTATTCAATATCCTTTATGACTACATCAGTGTAATCGTTTTCAATTACTTCTGCAGCTTCTACTGTTGGTGAATTAATACCAGTGATATTAATACTAATCTGCGGAGTACCACCACCAGACTTTGCTTCAAAACTAGACAATGGTAATAATCTTTCACCACAGAACTTTAACATTGCTCCCTGTGCTGGATGTCCATCAGCAAGAGCTGTTTCAATAATCTTGGTAATCACAGTGTCGCCAGCAGTAGCTAACAACCTTGCTTTAAACTCGGATATTCGGGCTGCATCTCCGGGAGGTCTGCCTAGTGTGCCGGGATTCTTTTTCTTGGCGATAGCCGCCTTTGTGGGACGACCACGCTTTGGTTTACCATTAACTACTTCTCGTCTTTTAATCTTTGGTCGCACTGAGGTTTTAGACTCAGTGTGTCGCTGCTTTTTTTCGACAACAGCAACTTCGTTAGAAGACACAACATTATCATGTTGCGACAAATCATTATCACTCAAAGTCTTTTATCCTTATAGGAAGACACATTTAAAATTTATTAACCCTACTAATACTATAGAGTGCTGTCGTAGACCGTTGTTCGCTATCGGAGAGGAGGACTACCTGTTGGTTTTCGTCCTCCTTTGCTACAGGGTTCTATAACTTGTCGTCCCGAAGGGGACTGTACAGTATCTTTATTGTGTGCTTTTCACTTGTAAAGCGATTTTAGCATACTTTCGTACTTTTGTCAAGCATTATTTTATAGACCCTATAGTCTACTATGTTATTACCGTAGCGGGGCTACCACAGCGTTACTGACCTCCGCTGACCTGCTTCGCAGTGAGCAGTTTCCAGTATTGATATTATTGATAACTTTATTGTTTATTATCAACTATTTAGGTCTATGCCAGCATAAGTCCTATTTTACTCTTTTGTGTACGATAGCGCCTCCCACAATATTATACTATAACATCAACCCCCTCCCCCCTATGTCACTTTACAGCGTTGTTTCTATACCACAGTGTTGTATCTACGCAACATAGGCGAAGTAAGCACTCACTTACATAACTGCCTAAATAATAGGCAATACTATGTTAGTCTATACTGACTTTATAGGTGCTTAAATATTAGGCAGTATGTATTGCGATGATGTACCTATACAGGGGGACTAAGTTAGTCTATACTAACATTCCAGCTCCGGGACGACAAGCATATTAGGGTAAACCATTAAGGGAATGTCCTGATTAAATAATTGTATACTTTCCCGGATTCAAGCCGTTATACTTAACAAGTAGTACAATTTAAACAGTAGATAAAGGAGCATCAAATTATGGTACGCACAAGCGAATACAATGCAACAATGATGGAAAGTCACTATCTTGCTAAAGTAAGTCACCACCACTATTGGTTTAAGTCCTATGATGCTCTATTGGCATTTATGGATTCAAATTGGTATGATTCAAGAATGATTATTGCTTTCCCTGTAAAATAAACCCGCAATATCCTAAATAAGGAGCATTACAAAATGATTAAACTATCAAAAACAAGCAAGCTAGATGGAATTCTATCGTGGAGCTTACAAGCTCTTGATACTTGTCCCGGTTCCGTCTCTAAGGATGGGGGCTTGGTTGATGCCTGTAAAGGATGCTATGCAACAACGGGTAATTATAACTATCCGAATGTAAAAGCTCCGAGATTGTCTAATCGTGAAGATTGGAATCGTCCAGAGTGGATTAGTGACATGGTTCAGGGCTTAGACTCTTCCCGCTATTTTAGGTGGTTTGATAGTGGTGACATGTATTCTCTAGATTTGGCAGAGAAAATTTATCAGGTCATGAGCTTAACACCTTGGTGCAATCATTGGATGCCCACTAGAATGCACAAGTTTAAGAAGTTTACTAATATCCTTAATAAAATGCAGAGTTTGCCTAATGTTGTCATTCGCTATTCTAGCGATAGTATTGCCGGGGAATTAGTTCAGGGTTCTACCTCATCCACAATATTTAGCGATGAGAGTCAATTGCCTAAAAATGCTACAGTTTGCCGGGCTTATGAGCATGAAGGAAAATGTAACGGGTGCAGAGCTTGCTATTCTAAGAATGTCGAAGTGATAGCCTATAAAGCCCATGGGGTTAAGATGGCTAAAGTTATCCGTGTTGCTGCAATTGCTTAATTAAACACTCACAAGGAGAATTACAAAATGGATGCTATTACATTAAAACAGCAAAGTCTTATCGTTAAAAATGTTGTACGGGCTTGTGAAGATATCGACAAGCTCAACGGGACGGGCTATAAGTATCTCTATTTAGCCAATGGATTTATAGCGCACTACAATTTAGGCGGATTCAAGGATTATTATAGTAGCCGGGATTTAATGGCAGATATTTTAGACCATGAAGAGGATAATACTTGGAGGAATTTTAGTCCAGATTGTGCAGATTATGCTTATTACAAGTCTAAAAGAGAGATTTATAGGGCTATATGCTCCAAGCTCCGCAATAAATCGTTAAATCTATATAATTCATAGGAGGGTTTTATCATGCTTAAATTTTTACAAGGTTGTCTCTTGGGGTTTCTATGCTTTACGATTCCCCTATTAATTTATGTTTACCGTACTGGAGGGTTTTAAAATGGCTACTTATGATTTAGTAAAAACTATCACTCTACACTTTAATTGTGTAGAAGCTAGTAGCGAAGCGGGTGCAATTGCTTCTATTGAGGATAAGAGTGTATTCGATGCAGATGCACAAGGGGAAGTTAACACCTTTGTATTATGGTCGAGTGATAAGGATAAAACAGAGACTCAAAAGTTTATGGAAGAGCATTTTCAACTGATTAAAATAGGGTTTTAATATGAATGATTATAAATGGTTTTACTGGTTAGCTGGTATTGTAGTCTATACTCAGGTCATGATTTGGCTATTGCGAGCCATTAGAGGGGCTTTATAGACGACTTCGTAAAGAGTTAAGGGGTAAGTATGTTAAACTATGTTTTATTGAATAGAGGGCTTTAAAATGATTTTTGTAATCAGGTGTAAAAACGATAAAGAATTGCTATGGTCTAACGAAGATGGATGGACTGATAGCGGTAATCACGATTTATTTAACTTCTATGACACTGTTAAATTAAATCTACCTATTGAAGGGCAGTGGCTTTTAATTTCAACGGAGGATAAAAAATGAGATGTATTTGTTGCAATACAGCATTAAACGATTACGAATCTACTGTTAGACATGGGATAACTAGGCAATTCCTAGAGATGTGCTCCACTTGCTTAAAATCAGTAGATGCTTACATTCCTATACAAGTAAGGCATGATTTGATTAGCGAAGGGGATACTGGTAATTGTGAGTTACTTGATGATGATGAATACATTGAGGAATTTGACGATGACGGGATTGATGATTACTGGGAAGAGCGCTGATATAGACCTATATAGTCTATATCGTTACTGTGCATAGGTTTTAATAGTTTTTACCATTAAGAAACAATCAACGATAGTCTATGTTGTTAAGGCATTGTAATGAATTTTTGAAATTGTGTCAAGTCTTTTATTTTTGTCTTATCTATTGACAATTTTGTCTTTAGGTTTACAGTTTGTCTTTTACAAGGGGGTTTTATGAGAATTTTAGTAGCGTGTGAATTTAGCGGAACAGTCCGGGATGCGTTTGCAAAACTAGGACATGATGCGTGGTCCTGTGATTTAGAACCTACAGAAAAGCCCGGAAACCATCACCAAGGGGATATTTTTGACATCATTAATGATGACTGGGATTTAATGATTGCTCATCCTCCTTGCACCCATCTTGCCGTCTCTGGTGCTGCTCATTTTGCTAAGAAGATTGCAGATGGACGGCAGCAGCAAGGTATAGATTTTTTTATGCGTTTAGTCGATTGTAATATTCCAAAATACGCAATCGAGAATCCAATTGGTATCATGTCTAATCGCTATCGCAAGCCAGACCAGATTATTCAGCCTTGGCAATACGGATACGAAACCACTAAGGCTACTTGTTTATGGTTGCGTGGTTTACCGAAATTAGAACCTACGAACATTGTTAGTAAAGGCGGAACATGGGTTTCTAAGAATGGTAAAACACGAATGAGTCAATGGTTTTATGAGAGTTCATGTCTACCACTTAAAGAAAGGAAAAAGATGCGTAATAGAACATTTCAAGGTATTGCCGATGCAATGGCACAACAATGGGGAGGAATAAAATGATGGAATTTGATGAGATGTCCGGGTTAGAGTTGCAATATGCTCAAGAAGAGATGCATAAGCATTTCATTCTGGAAGAGATGGTCGCATTGTGTGGGCAGTACGGGTACGAGGTAGTAATGGAAGACTTCAGAAACCGCTTAAATCAAGCTATAGACCGACTTATACCAGTAGTTAATACCGAGGTATAGACTATGTTGCGTTATGCGCTTGTAGCGTGTTTTAGTGCGTTTGTTGGGTATTCTATCGCTATGATTGACCTAGACCATCAGGTTTGTGGGAATTACACTACCAGTAATAGCGAATGGTACGGGTGGTTAAGTGTTAAGGAAGGGGTATTTAGATGCTTTTGGGTTGAATCTAGGTATCCTTATAGAGTGAAACAAGGAATAATTGAGGTGAAAAAATGAGAAAAGAACCAAGAGGATTGACTGGAGTGTTTATCGTAACTAAGACTTACCATGTTACCTGCTATGGTGACACAGAAGAGGATTGCTACATCATGGCAGAGAACTTAGACCCATCTAAGATTAGTGAAGATGATTTGATTGAGATGGAAGTTACGCTCAGAGATGGGTTTGAATATGACGGATTCTAAGTATCTAAAGCACATCCCTTGCGAGAGTTGTGGCAGCAGTATCTTGACAAAACCTATAAAGTATGCTATAATAAATGATGCTATTTATAGGAGATAGAAATGGGCGGAAAAAGACAACACAATGAGCAAGGGTTACGCATTAAAAAGTGTCCTAAGTGCGGTGAGACTAAAGACGAAACACAGTGGAACTGGAGGGATAAAGAACATACAGTTTTTTCTACCTATTGTAAAGACTGTGACAGAGTTAGAAAAACACTTGCTGCTCGTAAACGATATTCTGTTAGAAAGAATCGAGTTAAGGAAAATTTTAGACAAAAGCTATGGAACAGGGGTGTCACGATTGAGCAATACAACACAATGCTGGACAAAGCAAACCATTCTTGTGAAGTGTGTAACAGTCGTGAAAATTTAGTTATCGACCATTGCCATAACACAAATAAAATTAGAGGCATTTTGTGCTGGTCTTGTAATATTGCATTAGGACATTTTAAAGATAACCTAAACAGTTTAAAAAAGGCAATTAAATATTTATGTCAGAAAACAGATTCTTAAAACACATACCATGCCAGTCTTGTGGTTCGTCCGATGCGAATTCGCTCTATTTGGACAATCACCAATACTGTTTTGCTTGTGAAACCTATGTCGCTGGGGATGGCACAACAACACAAACGAAAGTAGTTAAACCAATGAATAAGGACATACAATTTTATGACAATAGCTCTTCTCTTAGTATCGTTAGTCGTGGTATTACTTCGGCTACTTGCATAGCCTATGGAGTCAGGCAGAATGAAGGTAAACACTTTTACCCTTACTTTGATGCTGATGGAGTAATGACCGCAGTTAAGACTAGGATTGTGGAAACCAAAGATTTTAGTATTGCTGGTGACTTTAAAGATGCAACACTATTCGGTCAAAATCTATTCACTAAAGCTGGTCGCTACTTGACTATCTGCGAGGGTGAATTAGACGCACTAGCGAGCTATCAGATGCAAGGCAGCAAGTACCCTTGTGTGTCGGTGCGTAACGGCGCACAGGCAGCTTTAAAGGACTGTAAAGCACAGTATGAATGGATTGATTCATTTGAGAATATTGTAATTTGTTTTGATGCTGATGAGCCGGGAATTAAAGCCTCACAAGCAGTAGCGGAATTATTCGGTGGTAAGGTTAAAGTAATGAAGCACAAGAAAGGATACAAAGATGCTTGCGATTACCTTGAGAATGGTGCTAGTAAAGAATTTATTGATAGTTGGTGGGCTGCAGAGTCTTATGTTCCCGATGGCATTATCCAAGGGAATACTTTATGGGAGATGGTGTCTGCTCCTATTGCAAAAGCAGACTGCGATTACCCTTATGAAGGACTTAATAAACTTACATACGGAATTAGAAAAGGAGAACTCGTCATGGTTACGGCGGGTTCTGGTCTGGGAAAGTCACAGTTTTTGCGTGAAATTGTATGGCACATCATTAACAAAACGACTGACAGAATCGGACTTATGTTTCTTGAGGAAGGTGTGCGAAAGACTGCCCGTAGCTTAATGTCGTTAGCAGTAAACAAACCTATTCATTTACCTGATGTTGATGTATCACCAGAGGAGCTTAAAGATGCTTTTGATAGAACACTCGGAAGTGACCGCATTTATTTGTTTGACCATTTCGGCAGCACTTCTTTGGAAAATATTGTCAATCGAGTGCGCTACATGGCTAAAGGGCTTAATTGTGGCTATGTCTTTCTTGACCACCTTAGCATTATTGTCAGTGGTGGTGATGTTGGAGATGAGCGTAAAGCCTTAGATTCCATTATGACTAAACTGCGGATGTTGGTGCAGGAAACAGGCATTAGTTTGATTTGTGTCTCTCATCTCAAGCGTCCTGATAGCAAAGGGCATGAGGAGGGAGCTGCGACATCCTTAGCACAGTTGCGTGGCTCAGGCGCTATTGCACAGTTGTCAGACATTGTGATAGGATTAGAGCGTAACGGACAAGCGATGGACATGATTGAGCGTAACACTACCTCGGTGCGTGTGCTAAAGAACCGCTTTAGTGGCTACACTGGTAATTGTGGTGCATTGTTGTATAATGGACAAACTGGACGAATGTTAGAGATACAGGACACACTATGAATAACGACTTAGTAGCAAACGCAAGAGAGTACGCAAAACACGATGAGTACGCTGTTACTCGTAACTACATCAATGCTTTATGTCTAGAGATAGACCGATTGCGTACACTAAACAAGGATGTCTTTGGTCGCATACAAGACAATAAAGAAATCTATGCTGATGCAGAGCGTTATCGCTGGCTACGCAGTGCCTCATGGGATGTTGATACTAGCTTAGTAGCTCCATCTGTGATTGCCTGTAATGGTGACATGAGCGAGTGGCGCTGGATGATTGGTAACGAGATTGATATTGCCGTTGATAAGTTTATTGCGGAGGGTAAGTGAGCTTTGACATCATGACCGAAAGCGGCATGAGAGTCACGCAATGGTTCAGGTCGATAGATGAGCTGCTGCAGTCAATGAAAGCTAATCCTAAAGATAGGTATTGGAGAAATACATGAACAATCAACTAGTAGTGCGGGCTGCAGTTGGCAATGGCGATAGTGATTATTCAGAACGCATTAAAACAATTAAGAACGATGGAGAGTATTTATTTGAAAAATATTGCAATGAAAAAAAATACAATTTTTATCGTTTAGGATTTGACGAACACAAAAAAAATGTAGATAAGTATTGGAGATTAAATAAATTTTTAAGAAACCTACCAGATTACATTGTCAACACAACAACTAAAACTTTTGTAGTTTCAGTAAAAGGAACGGATAACTTCAAACAAAAAGAATTTAATATGATGCCTGAGTTAGCTAAATTTTTAAACTCTGAAGAAGCTCCTTGGATTTATGCATTTTGTTTTAAAGAACAAAAATCACCGATTTGTCTATATCCAAAACAGATTGTTGAACTTTACGAAAAAGGAATAGACGAAAAATGGCATGATGGTGTTATTTATAGGAATTTAAATATTAGAAAAAAGAAATGATATGGTTTGGAAGTGTCCACCACTACATCTTCCGAATTGGAACAACTTATGGAAATGGAAAACAGACATGGTAAAATCACCTTGCATTGGTAAATGTACTTACGACATTACAATCTTAAAATGTAATGATTGTAATAGAACCAAAGAAGAAATCAGTACATGGTATGTTATGACTGATGATGAGAAGTTAGTAGTGTTAGAAAGGATAATGAAAGATGAGTAAGAAAAGTGTAAAAATAGATAGTTATGCGTGGATTGCAGAAAATGGTTCTGTTGCTTATGGGTTTTATTTTGGCGATAGTGATGAACCGCTACAGTTTCACACTACCCTAAAAGAACTAATCAGAGATACTGTTGAAGCCTATCGTATTCCCGGAGGCGAGATTGCTGGATACCATTTAGAAGACATGAAGCGATTAAGTTTGTCTATACTGTCTGCTAAAAACTTAATTGACCATGAGATTAAACGCATGGTTGGCACTGAAGAAAATGATTGAGCACTGGATTGTCGGCGCTACTGGTGTAGGATACCTTGTTGTTGGTGTCCTGCAATTAAGCAAAGGCAGTATTCCTAATGCGTTGATTTGGATAGGCTATGCTGCTGCTCAGGTTGGTCTTTGGATGAACATTAAATGAAAATCATTCTTGATATTGAAACAAACTTAACACACGATAAGATTTGGTGTGTAGTTTGTCGTGATATAACAAAAGATGTAGTTTCTACTTTCTTACATCCAGTAGAATTACAAGGATTTTTAGATGGGTGTGAAAGCATCATTGCTCACAATGGAATCTTCTTTGACTTCCCAGTATTGAAAAGAGTTTGGGGAATTACTGTTAGAAAGTCACAAGTAGTTGACACTCTAGTGATGTCTAGATTGTATAACCCTAGTTTAGAAGATGGACATAGCCTAGCTGCTTGGGGTCAACGCTTAGGGTTTGCTAAAGGAGATTTTACAGACTTTGATGCTGGTCTTACAGATGAGATGCTAGAGTATTGTATTCAAGATACATTGGTAACAAAGAAGTTGTATGAACATTTAACTCAGGAGATGAAGAATGACTATTCAAAAGAAAGTATCACGCTCGAACACGAGGTCGCAATCATCATTGCGGAGCAAGAAAGAAACGGCTTCAAACTCAATGAAGCAAGCGCTTTACAATTACTATCTGTACTTAAAACTAAGCTGGACGCTATTCAAGTTGAAATGGCTACCATCTTTCCAGATAAAGTCACAAGTGGCAGAACCCATAAAACTAGTGGTAAACCGCTCAAAGACATCATTGAGCCGTTCAATCCCGGCAGCCGACAGCAAATTGCTGAAAGACTTCAAGAAAAGGGTTGGAAACCCACAAAGCGTACCGAAAAAGGTAGCGTCATCGTCGACGAAGAAGTCCTTGAAAGTCTCGACTTCCCCGAAGCGAAAACCCTCGCTGAGTACATGATGTTACAAAAGCGGATAGCACAGATTGATAGCTGGCTAGAAGCTCTTGGTAAAGATGGAAGGGTACATGGTCGTGTCATCACCAATGGCGCTGTTACAGGTCGTATGACGCACATGAAGCCCAACATGGCACAAGTACCTAATAGTGGTAGTCCTTATGGACACGAATGTCGGGATTTATGGATTGTAGAGAAAGGATATAAGTTAGTTGGCATTGATGCTTCAGGACTGGAGTTGAGAATGTTAGCTCACTATATGAATGACAATGTATATACACATGAAGTTGTATCGGGCGACATTCACACAGCGAACCAAACCGCTGCTGGGTTGCAAACGAGAAATCAAGCTAAGACATTTATTTATGCTTTCCTCTATGGCGCAGGAAGTACCAAAATCGGGTCGATTGTTGGAGGGTCTGCGAAAGAAGGACAAAAGCTCATTGATTCTTTTTTACGAAACACACCGAAACTTAAAGCTCTTAGAGAGAAAGTGGCTCGTGTCTATGCTAAAGAAGGATGGCTACCGGGTCTTGACGGACGCAAGCTACTCGTTCGTGCGGAGCACTCGGCGCTCAACACGCTACTGCAAGGCGCTGGTGCAATCGTTATGAAGCAAGCAGTAGTTCTCTTACATAAGAAACTACGGCAGTCAAAGATAGATTTTAAGATAGTTGCAAATGTTCACGATGAGTGGCAGATTGAAGTAGAAGAAAGTCGTGCTGATGAGGCAGGTCAGTTAGGTAAGCAAGCAATCAAAGAAGCTGGTATAGTGTTGAAAATGCGCTGTCCTTTGGATGGTGAATACAAGGTAGGTAACTCATGGAAAGAGACACATTGATGAAATATGAAAAAATTATTGTTCCTGTAAGTGGTGGAAAAGATTCACAACTTTGTTTAGCATTGGCACTAGAACAGTTTCCAAAAGATAAAATCATTGCCGTGCATCAAAGCACTGGATACGACCATCCGCTTACTTATAAACATTTAGATTGGATGGAAGAGTTTTATGATATTAAGATTGAGTATACACAATCAGATAAGTATAAAGATGTGTTTGATTTGATTGAAAAGCAACAATACTTTCCAAACAATGTTGCTAGGTCTTGTACTGGAGAACTTAAACAAGTTCCCTTTGGTAAGTGGCTTATTGCTAACAACTTCTTAGCTGAGAACGCTTGTCTTATTTGGATGGGTATGCGTTCTGACGAAAGCAATGCTCGTAGCACAAAATATGGCGACCTAAACAATGAGGATGTGTTTAGCTTGTCTGACTTATCTGGTAAGTATGGAAAGAAGTTTAGCAAAGTGGCTGTGTCGCTGCCGATTGTTTCTTTTACAGAGAAGCAAGTATTTGAAGAATTAGCAAATCGTGGACACAAAGTCAATGAATTGTATGCTAAAGGTGCTGCACGAGTAGGTTGTTTCCCGTGTCTTTTAGCTAAGAAGGCTGACTGGGAGATGGCTGCAAAAGACGAAACAGGGAGAGAACATATTCAAAAGTTAATTGAGTTAGAAGATAGGTTTACTGCTGACACAAGCAATACTCGTAAACTAATTAAAATCCATCAAACAAGAGATATTAGACATTTGTTAGCTACTGGGTCATTCTCTGATAAAGTTGATGACAGTTCTTCTTGTGGCTGGTGTTCAATTTAAGGAAAATAAATGACTGAAGAAAAAGACCCAAACCTATTAGGCATGGTTGCTGTGTCTGCTTACAAAGATGGTACATATTCGTTAAGTTCTAGTTTTGATTTAGAAGAAACATATGAGTTATTAAAGGATGCAGTATTGGATATTGAGGATGGAACACTAGAAGCAAGTCTAGATTATTCCACTCAAACTTTACAATAAAGTAGTAAAACTTTACAATAAATTTATCACATTATGAAATCAAATAGTTGTAAGTTGTTGTATAATAAACAGGCAGTTTTTCTAAACAGTAGTAGATAAGGAGATTTAAAATGGAATTGAAACCAGTTAAGATTCAAGCAGAAGTTCAGTGGGCTTTCTTTGACAAAGTAAATGACATGAGTGGCAAGTTCCAATGTGACTTGGCTAACCTGTCAACAGCAGCAGTCGAAGCATTGGAGTCTATCGGTCTTGCACCTCGCAAGCGTGAAGACAAACCAGAGAAGGGTTGGTTCTTGACTGTGAAGTCAAACTATGCTATCCAGCCTTTTGACAAAGAAGGTAACGAGATTAAAGATGTAGTTGGTAACGGCTCTAAAGCAGTTGCTTTGATTAAACCTTATAGCTGGAAGTGGAAGAACAAAGAAGGTGTAAGTGCTTCTTTGTCTAAAATTGTTATTACAGATTTAATCAAATACAATCCTGAAGGTAATACGGATGATGCTAGTTATAATTTGGATGACGACATCCTGTGATAACAGCTCTCATTGACGCTGATAGTCTTTGCTATGCAGTAGGGTTCTCTAGTAACGATGCAGAGGAGTCTATTGCAATAGCAAGACTTGAAGAGACAATGACTGAACTTTGTATGGAGCTGGACTGTGAAGATTACAAGGGCTTCCTAACGGGAAAAGGCAACTTTAGAGAGTCGATAGCAGTTACAGTTCCATATAAGGGTCAGAGAGTATCTGAAAAACCTGTTCATTTACAAGCACTTAGATGTCATTTAGTGACATCGTGGGGCTTTACAGTGGTACAAGGAATTGAAGCAGATGATGCAGTTGGCATTGCTGCTTACGCAGTTCCTGCAGACGAAACCATCATGGTTCATATTGACAAAGATTTGAATCAGTTTAGAGGTTGGCACTACAACTATAAGAAAAAAGAAAAATATTATGTAACTGAGTTTGAAGGATTACATTCTTTTTATACTCAGATTCTTACTGGTGACAGAATTGATAACATTGTAGGACTAAAGGGTATTGGTCCTGTTAAAGCTAAAAGGATTCTTGAAGAATGTACAAACGAAAACGAACTATATCAAGCAGTCCTCAAAGCCTACGAGGGCGACCAGCAGCGAGTGTTGGAGAACGGACAACTACTGTGGCTGCAAAGAAGTCCAAATCAAGTCTGGACACCACCAAGCTCGTCTTAGTTGAGTGGTTAGATGCCCTTGCTCAGGGTGAGTGGCATGAAGCAAAGCGTGAAGATTTAAAGTGTAAATCAGTTGGGTTTGTAGTGTTTGAAGATGATGAACAGATTGAACTTGCCGGGACTATTACTGCTGGTATGTGTAATAACAGTATTACCATCCCTAAGAAGATGCTCACAAAAGTAAAGGAAATAAAACTTGAAAACAAGCTCAGCAAAACAAAAAGGAAGACTGCTCCAGCAATGGACAGTAAAGCAGTTACTGAAACGATACCCGCAGTTGACGGACAAGGACTTACGCAGTTGTCCAATGGGTAGTCATGGTGAAGATGTTGTGATGTCTCAGTTTGCTAAGGAAGAAATGCCAGCAACATTTGAATGTAAATCTTTAGCAAAGATAGCCGTCTACAACTATTACGAGCAATGCAAGAAGCATGGTGATGGTGAACCAATCGTTATTATTAAACAAAATAACTGTAAACCATTAGCAGTAATTGATGCAGAACTTTTATTTGATTTGATGGCACAATAAGGAGAACTATATGTACGACAGAGTGATGAGAGTTAAATTTGAAATTGAAGATGAAGATGGTAAACTTATTAAAGAGTTTGATACCGATGACATGGCAACATGGACAGACTTAATGCTGAAGTTTGCAGACTTTTTGTCTGGTCAATACGGATATGGTATTACTGAAAAGTTACGATTTATTACAGACTATCCATTAGGTCGTGATACAGAGTATGCTATATCCACAGAAGATTGGTCTTGGCTTGAAAAACATAAAGAACAGTTTAAACGACAAGCAAATTTGTTTAATGACGAGGATGATTCAAATTGAAAATATTACTGCTCGATATTGAGACAAGTCCAAACACGGTGCATTGTTGGGGTCTGTGGCAACAAAATGTATCAATTAATCAAATCATGGAATCTTCAAAAACACTATGCTACGCAGCTAAGTGGTTAGGTGAGGAAGACATCTATTTTGATTCTGTTCACCAATCTAAACCTAAATCAATGTTGAAAGGTATTCATGCTCTTCTGGACTCTGCTGATGCTGTTATCCATTACAATGGAACTAAGTTTGATATTCCTACTCTTAACAAAGAATTTCTACTCGCCAAGTTACTTCCGCCATCGCCTTATAAGCAGATTGACCTCTTGCGTGTGGTTCGTAGTAATTTTAGGTTTCCTAGCAATAAGCTGGATTATGTATCTCAACGCTTGGGTTTAGGAAGTAAACACGAACACGAAGGTCATGCTTTGTGGGTAAAGTGTATGAACGGAGACAAAGATGCTTGGCAACGAATGGAAGACTACAACATACAAGATGTAGTTTTGCTAGAAAGTCTTTACGAGAATCTTCTTCCTTGGATTAAGAACGCACCTAATCGTAACCTGTATCAAGACATTACTGGTTGCCCTACTTGTGGTTCTGCTCATCTGCAAAAGCGTGGTACAGCAGTTTCCACAACAGGTTCATATCAACGGTATCAATGTAGGGCTTGTGGAAGCTGGAGTCAAGGAACTAAATCAGTTAAAAAATCTGTAGAGGTAAAACATCTTGGATAACCCTATTGCAATGCCAGCACATTATGGCTACGATGTCTTAACTAAGTATGAAGATGGAATGGAAGACCCCGGTGATAGTTTGTCTAAACAAATAGGTGGCACACACTACAAAAAAGGTGTGCAGCCTTGGACAATCGCTATGGATTGGGGGCTTGACCCTTGGTCGCATAATGTGGTAAAATACATACTCCGTTTCCCTTATAAAAACGGAAGAGAAGACCTAGAGAAAATTCAGCATTATTTAGAGTTTTTAATAGATAACTATGATGATGTAGTTGATAAGTATTACAAGTAGAAAGAAACTATGCCTTTGCTATTGCACGAAATCAAAGAAAGATTATTAGCACTTGACGAAGTGACATTACTGGAATTGTTGGACATCAGTAGCGAAGATTTAGTAACAATGTTCTCCGATAAAATAGAAGAGAATGCCGATAAATTAGAAAAAGAGGTTCGATAAAATATGCCGTACACAATGACTCCATACAATACCTTTATTGCTAAATCAAGATACAGTCGTTATCTTGACGATAAAGGTCGTCGTGAACACTGGAATGAAACAGTATCACGATACTTTGATTTTATGGAAAAGCACTTAGCAACAAAACAAAACTACAAACTTACAAAAGAGTTACGAGATGAGTTAGAGACTGCTGTAACTAATCTTGATGTTGTACCTAGCATGAGAGCAGTAATGACAGCAGGACCTGCATTAGAGCGTCAGAATGTGGCTGCATTTAATTGTTCTTATTTACCTATTGATGACCCTAAAGCCTTTGACGAAGCGATGTATATCCTTCTCTGCGGCACTGGTGTCGGTTTTTCTGTGGAGCAGCAATATGTCAAAAAGTTACCTGAAGTCCCGGAGCAGTTGTTTGATAGTAAGACTTCTATTGTTGTGTCGGATTCTAAAGAAGGATGGGCTAAATCACTCCGTCAACTCTTGGCTTTACTATACGCTGGGGAGATTCCAAAGTTTGACACTTCAAGAGTTCGACCAGCAGGAGCTAGACTTAAGACATTTGGAGGACGAGCTTCTGGACCCGGACCTTTGGAAGAACTTTATAAGTTTTGCGTTACCAAGTTTAAAGGAGCAGCAGGTCGTCGTCTCACTTCCCTTGAGTGCCATGATATTCTGTGCAAAATCGGGGAAGTTGTTGTTGTGGGTGGAGTCAGACGGTCAGCAATGATTAGTTTGTCAGACTTATCAGACGATAAGATGGCACACGCTAAAGCAGGCGCATGGTGGGATGGTCAAGGTCAAAGAGCATTAGCAAATAACTCTGCTACTTACACTGAGACACCATCTATTGGTCAATTTATGAGAGAATGGAGTTCTATTTATGAATCACATAGTGGAGAGCGTGGTATCTTCAATCGTGAAGCTAGTCAGGTGCAAGCTGCAAAGAATGGACGACGAGATTCGACTTATGATTTTGGGACAAACCCCTGTTCTGAAATCATTCTTCGTCCTTATCAATTCTGTAATTTGTCTTCTTGCATCATTCGCTCTGATGATACTGATGACAGCATCGCTAATAAGATTCGTTTGGCAACCATTCTCGGCACTTTTCAAGCGTCGTTAACAGACTTCCCTTACTTGCGTAAGATTTGGCAAAAGAACACTGAAGAAGAAGCATTGTTAGGTGTGTCAATGACTGGTATTTGTGACAACACTTTGTTAAACAATCCTGATGATGAGGGATTACCTGCTCGATTGGAGAAACTCCGTGATATCGCTATTTCTACTAACACTTTCTACGCTGCTGCAATTGGTATTAATCAGTCGGTTGCTGTCACGGCAGTCAAACCCGAAGGTACTGTGTCACAACTCTGCTCTACTGCATCTGGTATTCATCCTCAGCATAGCAAATATTATATTCGCAGGGTTCGGGCTGATAATAAAGACCCTTTAACTCAGTTTATGATTCAAGCTGGGTTTGTAGCAGAGCCTTGTGTGATGAAGCCTGAGTCAACTACAGTATTTAGTTTTCCTGTAGAAGTTGCTGAAGGTGGTTTGTTGCGTGAAGACTTGTCAGCTATCCAACACTTG